CTTGCAAGGGAAGCCCCTACAGCAGCGTTCAAGATTATAGAGGTTTTGAAGTCGGATAAGCCTGTACCTCAAGCTAACTATAAGCTACAAGCTGCACAAACGATACTAGATCGTGTGGGGGTTAGTAAGACAGATAGGATAGATGTTAATCATAATACCGGTGGTGGTATATTTATTCTTCCAGAGAAAAAGGCGATTGACATTACGGATGGAGATTATGAAGAAGTATCTGAATAATTTGTTTGACTTTATCAGAAGTAATCCTGTAGATGCTGTATTAGTCTTTATAGCTGGATGGTGTATTGGATTAATCATACAATGAAGATATTTTTAACAGAGATAGAAGCCTACGGTACAACCTTTGCAGGTCCTAACATCGTAGCTTCATCCTATGAGAAAGCAGAGATAGCTGCAGCCCAGAACCATTTAGTGGTTGTAGGTGAGTTAGACAGCATCTATGTAGATGATGATCTAGAAAAAGAATACTTAAACACAATACCTAAAGAAGAAGATAGGACAATGCACTAATGTTATTAGAAAGATTACAACTTAGAAAGGGTGGCACGGCTAAATCAAAAGTCAACGCAGCCGGTAACTATACCAAGCCCGGACTACGTAAAAGAATATTTCAACGAATAAAAGCTGCTGCTTCACACGGTACTGCAGCCGGTAAATGGTCTGCCCGTAAAGCACAAGCACTAGCCAAGGCTTACAAGAAAGCTGGTGGAGGATACAAGTAATGTTAAAGAAACCACAAGAGTCCCTAAAGAAATGGGGCGAACAAGATTGGGGTACTAAGTCTGGTAAGAAGTCTAGCGATACAGGTGAAAGATATTTACCTAAGAAAGCTAGAGAAGCTTTAAATGATTCAGAATACGCAGCTACGAGTGCTAAGAAAAGAAAAGATAAAGCTGCCGGTAAACAACACTCAGCCCAACCTAAAAAGATTGCAGAGAAAACAGCAAAGTATAGAATGGCAAAAGGTGGTAAAGCAGATAGCAGATTAAAACGAGCAGGAGTAAGCGGTTACAACAAACCCAAGCGTACTCCTAATCATCCTACTAAGTCACACATTGTTGTAGCTAAAGTAGGTGATAAGATTAAGACGATTAGGTTTGGACAACAAGGTGTGAGTGGTGCTGGTAAAAGCCCTAAGACTGCTAAAGATAAAGCAAGAAAGAAATCATTCAAAGCTCGTCACGCTAAGAACATAGCCAAAGGTAAACTCTCAGCAGCCTATTGGGCTAACAAGGTGAAGTGGTAATACGAATAGTTAGTTTAGTTTTACTGATGAGTTGTGTAACAACATCAGACAATAATGAGTTTGACAAGTGTAAAGACATTTATTATGCTGCTTACTCTGAAGAAATAGTTTTAGAAGAATGGCATAAATGTATTCAAGGAGAAGATGATGGGTAAACAAATAGGCAGTGACGAAAAACCTTTTACGTTTAAATCACCCATATATAAAAATACACACGGAAGCAAGGGTGCTAATCCTAGACCCGGATTCTATACTCAAGACTATAGAGATAACTGGGATAGAATATTCGGTAAAAAGAAAACCGAGGAGAACAAAGACTAATGTACGGAATTAATAAATGGTTAGAGAAAGTAAAGAAAGCTTATGCTAAGTTATTTAAAAAAGCTCTAGCTCCAAAGAAACAAACAACGAAGAGGAAAACAAATGTTAAAAGAACTACTAGAAAAAAAAGTAAATAGTATTATTGAAACCAATGATCTGACAGACATGCAAGTCTGGGGTATATGGTGTGGTATAGGATTTATATCATCCTTTATTATTATGTGGATTATCTAAGATGTTATTACCTGACGGATATATGAAAAGAAAAACTTCAACCATTCCGTTTGGGTATGAGTTAGATACTATCACAGGATATTTAAAACCAATTGAAGATCAGCTAGAAGCTTTACAAGTTGTAGAAAATATGATAGTCAACGAAGAGATATCACTACAGGCTGGAGTTGATTGGTTAGAATACAAAACAGACAGAAAGATTTCTACTCCCGGTTTAAAGAAACACATTGATAAAAAATATGGTAAACGAAACGAAAGACTGGGAGAAGAATCCTCATCTCTACTTACAGGATGATGATGGTAATTTCATCTTAAAGAAAGATGGAACTCCTAAAAAGAAAGCAGGTAGACCTAAAACCTCAACAGAAAAAGCTATCAAAGCTGCGAGGGCAACTGTGGGTCGTAAGCAGCGTAATATTAAAAAGCTTGAACAAAAGCTCAATAACGCTAGACAATCTTTTAAAAAACAAAAAGAAACAATTCAAAAACTTGATAAGACTGTAGAAGGTCCTATCATTGAAGATGAACTTGACAATCTTCCCAAGGCTGTACAAGAAAATCTAGACAATCACAAAGTATTATTTCACGCTAACGAAGGACCTCAGACAGACTTTCTTGCTGCCGGTGAGAAAGATGTACTGTATGGTGGAGCTGCCGGTGGTGGTAAATCTTTTGCTATGATCGTAGACCCACTAAGGTATTGTCACAAGAAAGCCCATCGTGCTTTAATCCTTAGAAGGTCTATGCCAGAACTTCGTGAGATGATTGATAAGTCTCGTGAGTTATACCCACAAGCATTTCCCGGTGCTAAGTTTAGAGAAGTTGAAAAGCTTTGGAACTTTCCAAGCGGTGCAAAGGTAGAGTTTGGATTCCTTGAGAGAGATGCAGACGTATACAGATATCAAGGACAAGCCTACTCTTGGATAGGCTTTGATGAGATTACTCACTTACCGACAGAGTTTAGTTGGAACTATCTTGCTTCACGACTCAGAACAACTGACCCAGAAATACAAACATACCTTCGTTGTACCGCTAACCCCGGTGGTGTTGGTTCGCATTGGGTAAAGAAACGCTACATAGAACCTGCAGAATCTAATACAAGTTTTCAAGGTACAGATGGATTAACACGTAAGTTTATTCCAGCTAAGTTAGCGGATAACCCATACCTTGCAGAGGATGGTGTCTATGAACAGATGCTTAAATCTTTACCACCGATTCAACGTAGACAGTTGCTTGAAGGTAACTGGGATGTAGCTGAAGGTGCTGCTTTTGTAGAGTTTGACCCACTTCAACATGTGATTACTCCATTTGAACTACCTTTACACTGGGAAAGAGTTAAAGCAGTTGACTATGGATACGCTGCAGAATCCTGTTGTTTATGGGGAATATTAGACCAAAATGACGGAACTTTAATAATTTATCGAGAATTATACAAAAAAGGCTTGACAGGAGAAGAATTAGGTAGTATAATAACAAGTATGGAGCTAGAAGACCCTTACTCGGTCTCTGGTGTGTTGGATACAGCAGCTTGGGCTAAAACAGGTACTACAGGACCTACAGTTGGAGAAGCTCTTGTAAGAGCAGGACATAAGCTTAGACCTGCAGATAAAAATAGAATACAAGGTAAAATCCAAATACATGAGTTCTTAAAGGTTCAAGAGAATGGTAGACCTAAGTTACAGATATTTAATACATGTCCTAACTTAATAAGAGAGATACAGTCTATACCGTTATCAAAGAACAATCCGGAGGATGTGGATACACATGCTTCCGATCACGCATATGATGCATTGCGTTATATGATAATGAGTAGACCACGAATGGTAAGTACATTCGATAGGTTGAGAGGATTAAAAAGAGATATCCATCAACCGGCTGATTCAACATTTGGATATTAAAGTTTATGGCAGACAACGATAATACATTTTTAAACGCTGATAATATCTATATGGATGTTGAAGGTGAAGCTGGTAAAAATCTTGATCTTGAAATAGAACAAAAAAGTAATCTTGTTGGAATTATTAAATCAAGGTTTACTGTAGCTGAAGACTCCAGACGTTCAGATGAATCACGTTGGTTACGAGCATACGAAAACTATAGAGGACTTTACAACAAGTCTGTTAAGTTTAGAGACTCAGAGAAGTCTCGTATCTTTGTAAAGATTACTAAAACAAAAGTACTTGCTGCTTTTGGTCAACTTGTTGATGTAATCTTTGGTACAGGTAAGTTTCCCATTGGTATTGCTGAAACTAAAATACCAGAAGGCGAACTAGCAGATGCACATTTAGATACACAAACAGGTGCACCCGGATTAGAAAGTACTATGGGTGGTGGTGAGTTACCAGATGATATTGGTAACAGAATAGAAAATCCATATGATGTTGGATACGAAGGTGATGGTAAAGTTCTTAAACCCGGAGCTACATTCCAAAAAGGAATCTTTGAAGAAACTCTTGAAGATAAAGTAGAAGATCAATTGGTTGAAGGCTTTAGTCCTATACCAACAGCTTTAGAAATTTCTCCTGCACAGAAAGCTGCAAGGAGAATGGAAAAACTTATCCACGATCAAATAGATGAATCAAAGGGTTCATCAGAAATTAGAAATGCTCTTTTAGAATCTTCTCTACTTGGTACAGGGATTGTAAAAGGACCATTTAATTTTAATAAGAAACTTCACAAGTGGGAAACTGGTGAAGATGGTGAAAGAACTTATAACCCATTAGAAGTTAGAGTACCTAGAATTGAGTTTGTTAGTTGTTGGGATTTTTATCCTGACCCCGGAGCTACCAGCATTGAAGAGTGTGAATATGTTATCCATAGACACAAACTAAACAAATCTCAACTTAGACAACTTCGTAACATGCCTTACTTTGATGAGGATGCTATCCGTAATTGTTTACAGATGGGAGCTAACTACGAAGAGAAAAGCTTTGAGTCACATTTAAAAGATGATGCAAGAGCTGATGAAGACTATCAAACAAACTTTGAAGTTCTTGAATACTGGGGAATCATGGATGCAGAGTATGCACGTGAAGTCGGTATAGAGCTTTCAGATGATATTGATGATTTAGATGAAGTCCAAGTTAATGCTTGGATATGTGGTGATAGTTTACTAAGAGCAGTGGTCAATCCATTTACTCCTTATAGAATACCTTACCACGCTTTCCCATATGAAAGAAATCCTTATAACTTCTTTGGTATTGGTGTAGCTGAGAACATGGATGATTCTCAACAAATTATGAACGGTCATGCACGTATGGCTGTAGATAACCTAGCAATGGCTGGGTCTTTGGTGTTTGATGTAGATGAGTCTGCTTTAGTTGGTGGACAATCAATGGAAATATATCCGGGTAAGATATTCAGAAGACAAGCTGGTATGCCCGGACAAGCTATACATGGTTTGAAGTTTCCTAATACTGCACCAGAAAACATGATGATGTTTGATAAGTTTAGACAACTTGCAGACGAACAAACAGGCATACCTAGTTATTCACACGGACAAACAGGTGTACAAAGTATGACAAGGACTGCTTCAGGTATGTCTATGTTGTTAGGTGCATCAAGTTTAAATATTAAAACAGTTGTTAAAAACCTTGACGACTTTTTATTAAGACCACTAGGAGAAGCTTTCTTCCAATGGAACATGCAGTTCTTTGAAGGCTCACTAGATGTCAAAGGTGATTTAGAAGTTAAAGCTACTGGAACTAATAGCTTGATGCAGAAAGAAGTACGAAGTCAAAGGCTTACTACATTCTTACAAACTGTACAAAATCCTGCTGTTGCTCCATTTGTTAAGATTTCTAAACTGATTAGTGAACTTGCCTATAGCTTAGACTTAGACCCAGATGAAGTTTTAAACGACCCTGAAGAAGCAGCTATCATGGCACAAATCATAGGAATGCAAAATGTTGGACAAACAACTGGCGAGGAAGCTCAACCCAATAGTGAACAACCCGGAGGTATGGGAAGTCTTGCAGGAACACCTGCACAACCTCAAGACCTTGGACCTACAGGCACTGGCGGTGGCAACATCGGAATCGGAAATGTTCCGGTTGCAGGGGAAGATCAATTCTCTGGTACGCTTAGAGCAGCTCCCGGAGCAGGTTAAAGAAGCAGTAAATAGAAAAGAGGAAACATGAGTTTATTACAAGACGACAACAAAGTAAGAATTAAATATAAAGATGGCATGGAAGTAGAAATGCCTAATGAAGGATTAAAAGCTTTAGCAAAAGAAGCTCCAGAAGTTGTTGAACGTATGCTTAAAGCTGAAGGCGGTCCAATGGATGAAGAGCCTATGATGGACAATCCAATGATGGATGAACCTGAAGAGGACATGCTTCCAGACGATGAAATGGAAGATGAATACTTAGATTTTATTTTAGATGAAGCATTAGATAACGAAGAAGAAGATTATCTAATGAACATGTTACAAGACAACGACAGACTATCAATGATATTTGATAAAGTCATAGACGTTGCACAAGAATTTGCTGGGTCTGGTCCTGTTGAAGGACCGGGTTCAGGAGTCTCTGACAGTATACCTGCAAGGTTATCTGATGGAGAATTTGTCTTTACTGCAAAAGCTGTAGAAGAAATCGGAAGTGACAACTTAATGTCAATGATGAAAGATGCTGAAGCTAGAGCAGATGAAAGACAAGGTTTAGCTAATGGTGGTGAACCTGAAGAAAGGGTAGAGTTACCTGTGGAAGAACAAAAAGAACCACAAGTTCGTGTTGTTAAAGAAACAGTAGATAACGGTGGAAAAGGCATCGAAGATGAAGATGAAATATCAAAAGGTATTAAATCTAAAATGATGCTTGACCCTGACCAAAGACACGTCAGAAGCTAAACAAAACTTAACGGTAGGGCTACCTTATGTCATAAGCACCCTATCATTTTATAAACCGAAAGGCTACCTTTACAAGACAAGCCCTGCAGTGCACAAGCAGCTACCTTGTTAAACGAAGCCCCCGTAGGAGAAGAATATGACTACTGAAGTACAAGAGGAAAATGCCAATCCTTACAATATGAAAAAATCATGGCACACAGATATTGAAGAAAACTTTGAAGATGCTAACGGACTCTTTTTTGAGAAACCAAAAGCCAAAAAGAAAGAAGCAATAGCTGATGAACCTGTAGAACAGGTGGCTCAAGAGGAGACTCCCAAAGACGAACCTTACAAGCGACCAGACTACAAGAAACGTTACGATGACTTGAAAAAGCATTATGACTCTAAACTAAACGAATTTAAGTCTAGAGAACAAGAGTTATTAGAAAAGGCTGCTGAAAACAGACCTAACTATGTAGCTCCTAAATCTCCAGAAGAACTTGAAAAGTTTAGAGAAGAGTATCCTGATGTATACGAAGTTGTAGAAACTGTTTCTCATTTACAGGCTGAAGAGAAATCTAAAGACTTAAAGGAGAAGCTTGAAAGACTACAAGAACGTGAAAAAGAATTGATTCGTAAGGATGCTGAAAAGCGATTGATGGATAAGCATCCTGACTTTGAAGATATTCGCAACAGCGATGATTTTCATGGTTGGGCAAAAGAACAGCCTAAGTCTATCCAAGATTGGGTATACAACAACGCTGACGATGCTGATCTAGCTTCAAGAGCTTTAGATTTATTCAAGAAAGATATTGGTATGGATGTTGAACCGAAGAAGTCAAATTCTAAAAAGTCCAAGAAGTCTGCTGCTGATATGGTCTCGACTAAAACAACAACAGTTGAACCACAGCAAGAGAAAGTTTGGACAGAGAAGGAGATTGCAGCTATGTCTATGGACCAGTTTGATCGGTATGAAGCCGAGATAAGTGAAGCCATGCAACAAGGCAGAATTGCAAAATCATAACTATTAATTTACAAACTTAGGAGAATATCAAATGGCTCAATATTTTGAACCTTCAACTGATACTGATGCTAACTTTGCAAACTCCGTAAGTGGACAGGCTAATAGTTTCTTCTTACCTTCGATTTATTCTAAAAAGGTTTTAAACTTTTTCAGAAAGTCCTCGGTTGTAGAAGCTATTACTAACACCGACTATGCCGGTGAGATTACTGCTTATGGAGACTCTGTAAAGATTATCAAAGAACCTGTTATCTCTGTGTCAGATTACACAAGAGGTAGCGATACTACTGCAACCAAACTAACAGACCAAGAGACTACTCTTGTTGTTGATAGTGCAAAAGCTTTCAAATTCATCGTAGATGATATTGAGACTAAAATGTCACACGTTAACTTCAAAGAAGTTGCTTCTAGCTCTGCTGCATATGCATTGAAAGATTCATATGATGCTGCTGTTATAGCAACTATGTTTTCTGGTTTGTCTGCTTCTTCACCAAACCATGTGTTAGGTGCTGACAGTGCGACAGACTTGGGTGCTGGAGTATATGACGGTTCTGGTGCTGCTGACTTAGGTCAGTCTGGCGAAACAGACCCTCTAGACCTTTTAGCTAGAATGGCAAGACTATTAGACGAACAGAACGTACCTGAAGAAGGTCGTTGGTTTGTTGCAAGTCCTGACTTCTACGAAGTTCTAGGTCAATCATCTTCTAAATTGCTATCTGTAGACTTCAACGCAGGTCAAGGTTCAATTAGAAATGGTTTAGTATCAAGTGGAAAACTACGTGGATTTGATATGTACAAATCAAACAACATTGCTGCAACATCTAATGCTGCTGGTAAATGTTTGGCTGGACATATTTCATCTACTGCTACTGCTCAAACTATCATCTCAACTGAAGTCTTAAGAGACCCAAGTTCTTTCGGTGATATCGTTAGAGGTCTTCATGTCTATGGTGCGAAAGTACTTAGAGATGAAGCATTAGTAGGTGCTTTCTACGGTATTGATTAATACCAACCTCGGGGGAGTCTTCGGACTCCTCCACTTTTTATAGGATATAGTTATGAAAAAAATGAAGACAGGATATAAACACGGTGGACCAGCAGGACACGATGGTAATAAACATGCTAGACGTGAATACAAACATGGTGGTAATGTAAAGGGTACTCAACCAGAATATAAATCTGGAGAAATGCCTAAGTGTATGCCTAAGTAATGAAGGTTAAAGCTCCAAAAGGATACCACTGGATGAAACAACCGAAAGGTGGTTTTAAATTAATGAAACACAAAGGTAAGTTTGTCAAGCATAAAGGTGCTACATTAGAAGCAAACTTTCCAATTCAAAAGGTTCATAAAAAATAATGGCAACAACATACCTAGATTTAACTAACGAAGTATTAAGAGAACTCAATGAGATACCTCTTACTTCTGCAAACTTTGCAAGTGCTGTAGGACTTCAGCAGTTTGTCAAGGATGCCATCAACAAGTCTATATTTGATATAGCAAATGAAGAACCACAGTTACCATTTTTTGCAGTAGGCGAAAGTGGTGCAACTGACCCCTTCTATGGAAACGTGACAGTAGCTACAGTAGCTGGTACTAGATGGTACGAACTCAAAGCTAGTAGCTCAAGCGTTCAAGACGATTACGGTTCGATAGACTGGGATGATTTTTATTTAACCACAATTAATGTTAGTGGTGAATCAGCTCCTTTTGTCTCTAAAGGATTAAAGTTTTTAAACTTAGCTGATTGGAAAAGATATTATAGAGACAGTGAAAACGCAGACGATGCAGGGTCACAATCATATGGTGAGCCTAAGTTTGTGATTAAATCACCTGATGCAAGGAAGTTTGGCTTAAGTCCAATACCTGATAAAGTATATAACATACACTTCTATGCATTTGATAAGCCTACAAAGCTTACAGCACACGGAGACACAGTTGTCTTCCCCGAACAATATACGAATGTCATAACTGCTAAAACAAGATATTATATTTGGCAGTTTAAAGAATCTCCACAACAAGCAGCTTTTGCTATGGATGATTATAAGAAAGCATTGAGAAGTATGAAATCTAATTTGATTAATCCTACTCCTCGTACTATGACAGACGATAGAAGATATTTTTAAAATATGGCAGCATCACAACCTTATACAGTAGCCTGTTCTGGTGGCTTAGTTAAATCTTCCAATGCGATTGATTTACTTAAAAGCCCCGGTGTAGCTCAAGAGCTTCGTAACTTTGAAGTATCTATTGAAGGTGGTTACAGACGTATAAATGGTTTTAGTAAGTTTGGAAGTGCACAAGTTACAGGTGGTACTACAAACATACTAGGAGTTATACCTTACGCTGATGGTGTTATAGCTTGTGCAGGGACTGGAATATATTTTAGCCAAGACGGTAACAGTTGGTTAAATGTAAGTAGAAGTTCTGTAGCAGGTAGTGGTGATAACTATACAGCCTTTACAGGTCGAAGTGAATTAGCAAGAACATCACAAGGTCAAATTAGTTTTTCTTTATTTGAAGGACCAGATTATGACTATGGACTACTAATAATTTGTGATGGAGCTAACGAACCTTACTACTTTAGAATGGAAGGAACAGGTTCTAACATTAACAGTAGAACATACTTTAGTGGTGAAATAACTGTAACAGGTACTAAGTTTGCAACACATGGTGAGATACACGATAAACATTTAGTTGTTGCAGGTGTTGAAGATAATCTTAGTACAGTTTACTATAGTACATTACTAGACCCTACAACTTTTAATGGTACTGGTTCAGGTTCTATAACCTTATCAGACCAGATAGTAGGATTAAAAAGCTTCCGTAATGAACTGTTTATATTTTGTGAAAACAGTATATTTAAGTTACAAGATATAAATGGCACACCGGTAGTTATACCTGTAGCTAAAAACATTGGATGTTTAAGTGGTTACAGTATTCAAGAGATAGGTGGTGACCTGCTCTTTTTAGCACCAGATGGACTGAGAACAGTTGCTGGTACTGCAAGGATTGGAGACGTTGAGTTGGGTACAGTTAGTAAATCTATACAGCCTTTACTTACAGACCTTGCAAACAACATTAATAGTTATATTATTAGTAGTGTTGTTATACGTGAGAAATCACAATACAGATTATTTTATACGGATACTTCAGTGTCGGGCAACCAACAAAGAGGTATTATAGGAACATTAAGACCCAACGGATTTGAGTGGGGAGAAACAAGGGGAATAGAAGTTACCGAGATTGGCTCGGCATTTAATCAAAATGGTGTGGAAAAGTATTATCATGGTTCTACTGCAGGTTACGTGTATAATCACGATACAGGTAATAACTTTGATGGCTCTTCCATTTTAGCAAGATATGCTACACCTAATTATGATTATGGTGATTTAGGTACTTTAAAAACTTTACACTTTGTAAAAGTATCTGCAAGTGCAGAAGGTGTTGTAGAACCAGATGTTCAAGTTAGATTTGATTATGGTAATACAGATACACCTCAACCACCTAACCCTTTTGATTTAGGAACTATTAATCCACCTGCTATCTTTGGAGATGGTATCTTTGCTACAACAGTATTTGGTGGTGGTAATAATCCTTTAATCAGAGTACCACTACAGGGCAGTGGGCACAGTAATAATTTTACATTTATAAGTGACGATACAAAAGCACCTTATACAATTAATGGTCTTTACGTAGACTTTATACCTTCAGGCAGGAGATAAACAAACATGGCAAGTTACACTAGACAGAGTTCGTTTGCAGATGGTGATACAATCACTGCTGCGTTATTTAATAACGAATTTAATCAACTCGTAAACGCTTTTCATAATTCAACAGGGCACAAACACGATGGCACTACAGCCGAAGGTCCAGTTATAGGATTAATTGGAGATGCAGGAGAAACTTCTCCAAACAACAAAGTATTAATTGATACATCAAATAACTACATTGAGTTTTATGTAGAAGTATCTAGCAACCCTGTACAACAGTTATACATAGCCGATGGTGCTATTGTACCTGTTACAGACAGTGATGTTGACTTAGGTACAAGCTCTTTATATTTTAAAGATGCATATATAGATTCTGTTACTACTACTGGAAACGTAGCAGTTGGTGGTAATCTTACAGTTACAGGTAATGCTACTATAGCTGGTAATCTTACGTTTGGTGATGCAGCTTCTGATACAGTTGCTTTTAGTGCTGACGTAGCTTCTAATCTTTTACCAAGTGCTGATAATACTTACGATTTAGGTGCAAGTGGTTCTGAATGGAAAGACCTTTATGTAGATGGGACAGCTTACGTAGATGCTATTAACTTTAATGGTACTGCTATAACTTCAACTGCTGCTGAACTAAACATATTAGACGGAGTAACATCCACAGCAGCCGAACTAAATATTCTTGATGGAGTCACATCAACTACTGCAGAACTAAACATCCTTGATGGTGTAACAAGTACTGCTGCAGAATTAAATATTCTTGATGGTGTTACAAGCACAGCTACAGAATTAAATTTACTTGATGGTGTTACAGCTACTACAACAGAACTTAACTATGTAGATGTTTCAACAGCAGGAACTGTAGAAGCTTCTAAAGCTATTGTTACAGATTCAAACAAAGATATAACTGGTGGTAGAAACATAACTATCAGTGGTGAGTTAGATGCAGCTACACTTGACATTTCAGGTGATGCAGACATTGATGGAACTTTAGAAGCCGATGCAATTACTATCGGTGGTATAACATTAGCAGAAACAATTAGTGATACTGTAGGAGCTATGGTTAGCTCTAACACTGAAACAAACATTACAGTAACTTATGATGACTCTGATAACACATTAGACTTTGTTTTACCAGCATCATTAGAAATTACTACAGCAGTAGGTATTGGTGGTGGCTCTACAAATGGAGTTCAAATATCACAAGGTGCTATATCAATTAAAAATGGTGGTACACAATCATACATAGATTTTTATTGTGAATCATCTAATGCACACTATGCAAGATTACAAGCTCCTGCTCACTCTGCTTTTAGTGGTAATCATACAGTAACTTTACCAGCTTCAGCAGGTACGATAGCTTTAACAAGTGATATACACACAACTGAAGAGTTACAAGATATTATCGGAGCTATGTTTAGTTCCAACACTGAATCAGGTATTACAGTTACCTATCAAGATTCAGACGGTACAATTGATTTAACAGTTGGTACACTTAACCAAGATACTACAGGTAATGCAGCAACAGCTACAGCTTTAGAAACTGCAAGAACTATACATGGTGTATCCTTTGATGGTACAGCCAACATAGACTTATCAGAAGTTGTACAAGATACAGTTGGGGCTATGTTTAGTTCTAACACAGAAACTGGTATAGCTGCTACATACGAAGATGGTGATGGTACTATAGACTTAGTTATTGGGTCAGGTGTAGTTACTAATGCTATGTTAGCTGGGTCAATTGCAAACTCTAAACTTGCAAACTCAAGTATATCCGTTGCAGCAGGAAGTTCAGCAACAGATGTTTCTCTTGGAGGAACTGTAACGTTTGCTGGAACTACTAACGAAATTGACGTATCTGAAAGTTCAGGTACTGTTACTTATGGTTTACCAAGCAACGTAACAATTGGAAATAATTTAACAGTATCAG